AACTGTGTTTCCCATTGGCAAGAATGAAACTGCTTTTAGTTGTCCTTCATACATGTTTAGAACAGATGCAATGTGTTGTTTCTCACTTGCTGTGTCAAATGATAGCGTTACTGAAACACCATTGTCTGACCAATACTTCTGAGCGGTAGCAGCAAGTGCTGTCTTTTCAAATAGAGTTACATCCTTTTCTGCTCTCTTTTGTCCTGAAGCAATTGGGAAGTATACTACTGAGGTATTTGCTGATACTAGGTCTAGTTCAATTTTATACCCTGCCGCTTTGAACAAGTGTAGCATTGGGTCTGTGTTTCCAAAACGAATTGCTCTTAGATAGAATTTTCCACCTGGACCCCAGTGAACACCAGGGGTAGCACCAGAAAGAATCGATACAGAACCAGATGGCTTGACTGTAGTTACACGAATTGATTCACGAACACACATCCATTCTGAATACTTGTTGTCATAATAACGAATCTTCTTGTATCCCTCATCCATCCACTCACGAGTAGCAGGTAGACCATGCTCATCAGCAAATGATGCGATTCCTGTTAGAGATGTTCCGATTCTACGGTTTCTCTGCATGATACCGTTGGTCTGTTGCCAGTGAGTAGGAAGAAGTGTTACAGTCTTTCCATAAAGATAGGCAAACTTAAGAGTACGCAAAAAGTCTTCCTTAGACTCGTGACGGTTTAGGTGTACTTCCACAAGGGTACATAGTTCATACGATTCTAGTGGCTGTTCTGCACACGGATTGAAGCCCATTACACGATAGTCCTTGCCATCTGCTGGGTCTGCCAAACGACCAAAGTTACGAGCAACGTCAAGCCAAATAAATCCTGGCTCACCGTTATCGACAATGCGGTCTACATACTTTTCGTAGTCCATGCCAACAGATGCTTCAATAGAGTTGTTCGACATCCAAGCCCAACCTGGATTCTCTGGGTCATATGAGTTACGCTCCGGAAACACATCTGCATTCTTTAGGTTTAGGAAATCTTCATCTCCGTCTACCCCAAGTGCAAGGGTAGCAGAACGTCTAACGTTACCTGAAACAACACAAGTACCAATAAGGTTAATTAAATCAACAATAGCACGAGCATCTAGAGTATCTCCAACACGCTGAGTTAGTACATGAGCAATTCGTTCATGTAGTTTAATTAGTGGTGCAGGACCAGAGGCTACACCACCAAATCCCTTGATTGGGGCACCTTCTGGGCGAACCTCAGAATAGTCAAACTTTTGAATGCTTTGGTTTAAACGAAGATAGGAGTTGATTAGCAAACGAGTCGCTTCTACCCAGCCTTCACGAGTATCGGGAATTACATAGGTAACTTCTGGTTCTGATGGTGCATAGATAGCAAAGTTCTTATCTTTACCAAGGGTATCAAAGCCAACTCCGATACCAAGCATAAGAGCATCCATCACCCAAGCAAACAACTGACCTGGGTCATTCTTATCTAGGTCTTTTGTGGACACCATAGCACAATTCTGAAGAGCCGCTGAATTACGTTTCTCCATTGTAAGTGGGGTACCAAATGTCCACATACCACGACCTGGAGGTGTCCACTTTAAAGTAAACATACGGTCAAATGCTTCTTGTGCTGACTTTTGTGCCTTGTAATCATTCCATGGTAGTCTGTTTTCTTTTGCATGGTTTTTCTGGACAGAATACATGCCTTCAATAACTCTGCGTACAACTTCGTACCAGCGTTCTTTAGTTCCATCTTCTTTGACTCGTGAGTAAGTGCGAACAAAGGTAATTTCACCTAGTGCGTTGCCACCTGCATCCACGAATCCAAAGGGTGATTCAAGGGTTTTGTACTTTTCGACAAAATCGCTTGGTAGGGTAAATGAGAAAAAATCTGACATAGTGTTTCCACCTTTCTAAAACTGTAATGTATAAAGTATACCACAGTTTTAAGAAAAGTCAAACACTATTTATTTTTAAGATTTTCTACTTCTTGGATTAGCAATAAAATTGCTTCATAAGCATTTTCTAAAGCACCAGGATTTGCAAATCCATCATTTTTCCAAGATTCCAATAATTCTTTTATTTCATTCATTATGCAATTCCTATCGTTGATACTGTTCCACTACCTATTGGTGTTGCTTTAAAAAATACTGCTCCAGCAGGAACTGACCACGCATTATCTGGATTAGTTGTATTCATAGAAATTGATGGATAAATTCTTGCTGTTCCTGTACCAGTAATTCTTGCAACACCCCTTACCCTAACAAAATAAAAAACAAAACTTGATGTCAATGCTGTCAATGCTCTAGTAGTTGTTGTGCCAGTTGTGGTTAGAGTAGTTGCCGAAGAATAACCTGTTGTGTTAGAGCCAGAATCAATAAAATGATTGTATGCCAAAACTGGAGAAAGAGTTAATGTAGTTGCAGTAAAACCAAATGAAGGTGTTTGAGAACCAGAAGAACCGTAAGTTCCTTGCATCCTAAATATTAACTCATATTCATAAGTTGTTCCAGCAGCAACAGTCAAACCAGCAGTGGCACCGCCAAAAATGCTTTGGGCAGTTGCAGAAGCAGAATAATCTAAATTAAATGCTGAAGTATTGTTATAATAATAACCATCAACATCAATTGCCCTGCCCGAAGTTGCACTAGGTGTTTGATAAAATACTGTACCATCGTAATCCATACCACCAGAGACAGCAGTTGGAGTAGAAGCATTAGTTGTAAAAGTAAGAGGTATTAGAGGAGTACTTGTTCCTGCGGCTAGAGTTAACCCACCTGTTAATGTACCACCAGTAAATGAACTAGGTAATGTTCCATCAGCATTGGCAATTGTTACTGGAGAACCAGATGTTCCACGGTATTTTAGAGCACCTGTATCTGTATAAAGTATTCCAGCATTAGAAGTAGGAGTATTCGGAACAGTTGCAGTGCTTTGTAAAATTAAATGCCCAGTAGTGGCATTTGTAACTAGCGTTGTTCCAGCAATTGTACTTGTTGATAAATTTCCTACAGCACGAATACCAGATGTACTAATAAAAAATGGGGCAGTCATATTTCCAGCAGGACCTACGTTTGCTACTGATGTACCATTAACCCGCCATTCTTGCATATTAGCAATCATTCCTGTCGGAGCATCAACAATAATTCCTCTAGATAAAGTAGAAGTTGCAGTTACGCTTAACTGTGATTGTAAAGTAATAGTTGGTGAACCTGCTGCTGTTCCTGAAGCACTTGAAGCATAGGATATGCTAAATGGGTTGACGTTACTGACTGCTGTTACTGGTACAAAAGTACCAACACCAGTATTATATGCAGTTACACCTGTAAAACCGTTAATAGAAACTAAATCTCCAACAGACATGGCTGGGTTATTTGTTAAGACAACAGTTGCTGTTGTTCCATTTCCTGATGGACTAATTACAGCCGTTCCACCAGTACCTGCAACGTTCGTAAATCCTGTTCCAGTTGCTGTAAATGAATACTGTACACCTGAAGTAACTGTTGCAGGGCTTGAAACAGTCACAACTCCATTATAGGTTCCACCTGAAATACCTGCTAATGTAACTGTTTGACCAGATGCAGTAAATGGCTGAGAAGCATTTGAGACTACAATAGTTGCAGTTGTTGCCGATATATAAGTAGCAGAGACAACAGACATAGCCAGTGATGCTCCTGTTACGGCTAATGGAGCAGTTGAACCGCTATATATTTTAGCATTAGCACTGCGACCACCAATAACAGTATTGCTATTGTTTTTATATTGAAATTGGTCGGATACAGAATTAGCATATGATATGGATGCAAAAGCAACTCTATCTAAACCCAAAGCAACAGTAAGTTGAGCAGCAGAATTTACTGTTGTTGAACCAAGCGTTAATCTTTGAGCACCAGCAATAGCACCAGCACTATTAATAATAAGTTGGTTTGTAGCGGTAGTTCCATCCCAACTTTGTAACTGCATAAGGTCTGCGGTTTGAGCATATGCACCACCAGTAGCATATCCACGAATAACTGCACCAATATTTGTTGCCGATGTAGTGCTAACTTGTAATTGATTTGAATTTGTAATAGCAACGTTACCAACAGCCAAGTTTGATGCAGTTGCCAAAGAGCCATTAGGCGAAATTCTGGCATAATTAGAATTATTTACTTTAAATTCTGCAATGTTTGAAAGTGGACTTGTAGGAACATTTAACACTAATGGAACAACACTTGTAGACTCAGCACTTATTGTGTGTCCACCAACAGTAAAAGCGTTAGCAGCATTAAGCCTAGGAATAACAGCAGTATCAATTGCTATTGCTCCACTATTGATGCTAATTCCAGTACCAGCGGTATATCCAGAACTAGCATTAGTTTGAACAAACGTAATAGAAGAAGAACCAATGGAAATAGTTCCTGGCGAATTCATTGTCCAACTTGTATTATTATTTGTTGGTGCTACAGAATATTGTGCTGTAGGTGCAACTACAAATGTTGTATCACCTGCCTGAACCTCATTTGCAATAGACTGGTCATAGTCAGATGTACGAGTAAGAACCCAGTTAGTTGAACCTGTTCCTACATTTGTTACAGAATAAATACCATTCTGTGTAGTTGTTCCTTGGTTTTTAACAAGAACACGGTCTCCAGATAATAAAGAAACATTGTCAATAACTAAGGCAGCCTGTGTTCCAGAGTTAGTAAGTGTTGCACCAACACCAGTAGTGTTGTTATTATATGTTGCTGTAAGTGCTGCGGTAGTTGCAGCAATAACTGAATCGTGAGCATTAATACCAGAAGCAATATTATCTACATATTGTTTATTTACTAAATCTAATGAATTTGATGGCAATCCAGATGCTACCTGTGGAAAAGAGTTAAAAGTTTTTATACCGTCAAAGTTTTGTGCACCAGTTGTTACAATACCAGATGCACCAGTTGTGGCTGATGGTATGGTAGCAGAAGTAACAGTTCCTGTATTCATCGTTAGACCAACAAGTGGTCCAGCAGTTGTTCCAGCAGTCATTGTTACTGCAGTTGGATAATAGTTCGTGTCTGTGTCTGTTGGAGTTACCCAAGTGCCATCTCCACGAAGAAATGTTGTTGCAGAAGCATTTGTTGTTGTAAGTAAGCCAATAGCATCTGATGAATTAGTTATTAAAACTTTTACTGGATTTGTTGCTGTTACAGAGGTTGTCAGTAATCCAGAATTTGAAATATTTCCGTGTGTGTGTGATAACGATGGTGCAGCATATGGAAGACTTCCCCATACTGTAGAGCCATCACCAATTTTAAATCTATTAGTGTCTGTTTCCCAACCAAATTCTCCAGCAGAAAGGACATACGTTGTAGCAGTCCATTGACTTGCTGTACCTCTTTTCTGCTGGATTATGGTCGACATGTTTGTTAATCAGATTCTCCTAGCGAACCTAGTTCCTGATTATAAACAGAAATCATCTGCTCAAGCAAATTAAGATTATTATTAATCTCTGTAACTGCTTGTTCATTTGGTTCTTCCTGTGTATTTAGAACATTTAGATTTAGACTTAACTGATAAGCCTCTACTGCTAGTTGCTGTACTCTTTGAGTAACTACCGCTTTTCTCTCGTCAACGGTAAGTAATGAATTAAAATCAATAGCCATGATTTGCCACCTTTCAAGTGTAGTATATTTTATTATAGCACATCTAATAGTGACATTTAGGTTAACTTATGGTATAATTTATATACGACACCCTTTAAAAAGGTGTTTTTCCGTTAAGGAGGAAAATATGAATAATTTAAAAATCAAAAGATTACTCGCCATAGGAATTTTAAGTTTAACGCTGACTGGTTGTGTTACCCCTCAAGCCAGTGCTGCTGAAATACCTACAACAAAAACAGTTGTAAAAAAGTATAATAATTCAATTAATTTAACAACTGACTTAGTTCATACTGCTAAGATAAATAAAAATACTAAAAAAATGCAACAAACATTAATGAAAATTTTTCATCGTGTAAACAAAACTCCATATGTATTTGCTGGTTCAAGTACATATGGTTGGGATTGTTCTGGAATGGTTGTTTGGATGTATGAACAATTTGGGATTACCCTGCCTCATTCGGCAACAAAGCAAGCACATATTGGGCAAAGAGTTTCAACACCTAAAATTGGTGATATTGTTATCTTTGGATATAAGGGCTACAAGAGTTTTTATCATTCAGCAATCTATATTGGAAAAGGCAAGGTAGTTAATGCAAATTCTGGAGCAGGAACCACAATCATTGAACCATTAACAAATTATAAAAACAATCGTATTGCTTATGTAAGAGTTGTTCCTACTATTTAAGCCCAACCACCAATATTAATATCTGCACCAGAAGTTCCAATTGGTGTAACTTTGATATATGAGTTTGGAGAAACGGTAAACGATGCTGTTGACGTATCTGGTCCATTATCTGGTCCACCAGTATCCGAGCCTCTTGCTGACAATGTAATTCTTGGACCAATCACACCAGCAGTTCCTGATGTAGTAACTATTCCAGACCACTTTACTGTAGAATACCTTGTTGCTGAAGTTCCTTTTGTTCCTGTTTGAACATTTGTAGTTGTTGTATCTAAAATATATGTAAACGTTGGTGTAGATGTATTTGGAAAAGTTGTTGCACCAAACTGATTCTGAGCATCTAAAGCAATTGTTACTCCAGATGGTCCATTAAAGAAAATAGATACGGTTGATGAAGATGGAGAATTTGTTGCAGTAACACAAGATGTAGTTAACTTAATAGATAGTTCTACAAAATATGAAGTATTTGCTGCAGCATAAATACTTTTATCAAATGCATAATATGAGGTACTGGACAGTGTTGAGCCAGTAACATCTTTTGTTTTTGTTATGCTTGCAGAATTTACAAAAAATTGTTGTGATGGAATTAATCCTCTTCCAGCAGTTGTATTGTTTACTTTTGGAGTTCCATAAAATAATTTTCCATCATATTCTAATGTTCCATCGACTGGTGTTGTAAGATTAGTTCCAGAAACAAATTTTAATGGTGCTACAGATGTTGTGCCTGTTGGAAGTGTAACTATTCCAGTAAATATTGGATTATTAATTGAAGACCTTGTTTTTAAATATCCAGCAATTGAGTTTGCAGATATTGCTGCATCATTTGCAGGGTCTCCAGAAGAACCATAGGTTAATAGTCTCATGGCAACTTGAATATCTGCTGCTTCTGAAAGTGATGGTACTGTCAGTTGATATGAAGTACTTGGTCCAATGGTCGTTGTCATAGCCTAATTATACCATAGCCTAATCATTAAATAGTTTAAACTTGTGTGAAATATATGATGCAAGGTTTATCTCTTTTTTATTAAGTTTATAAGACCTAGACCATTTAAATAATTTCATATTATGTTTTGCTGCAGACATTATGTTAAAAGGCAAAAACCCCCAAACAGCATGAAGTCTAAAGATACTGCTTGTCTTAACTTTTATAGAATCTGCTTTTTTACCAAAATAATAAGCCCTAATCCATTTTTGTTTTTCATAGTATCTTATTGCAAGTTGAGTGTAGTTTTCTCTTGTTGGATAAGTTAATAATGATTTTAAAAAATAAAAAAGTTTAAATCTTGATACAAGTGTTCCTAAAACTGTATAGGCTAAAGAAATGTCAATCTTAGACGCATCTTTATTTTTTATTAGTAGTTTTAATATTTTTTTTGCTTCATTAATTTTATTATATTTAATTAATTCTAATATGTAGTAGATAGAGCATCTAGGATTTTTATATTCATTGTAGGCATCTTCAATCATTTGATTATATTGTTCTCTAGATTTTTTAATATCTGTGCGATGAGAAACTTCTAGACCTTCACAAAACTCAAGTTTTGAATCAATTCTGTCTGGAACAATTGCCTCGTGCATAAGATATTTCCATCTAAACCCATGTCTTTTATGAATTCTACGATTTATAAAAGTTTCATCTGGATGCTTTTCTTCTTCATCTTTAAATGATACATTAAATCTATATTCAATTTGGTCACCTGTCATTTTTTCAAGGCATTCACGCCAACCATTAGAAAGAATTTCATCCATATCCATAGATACACAATAGTCTATGTCATCTGGTAGCAAAGCAAGGGCAGCATTTCTAGCATCATCAAAACGCCAAGGCTTAATAGAAATATCTATGACTTTGATGCCAAGTTTCTTAGCAATACGCTTAGTTTTGTCTGTGGACCCTGTATCGGCAATTAATAAATAGTCTGCATCCTTTGCTGACTCGTACCAACGCTCTACAAATTTTTCTTCATTAAGTGCAATTGTGTAAACTGCGATTTTCATTACTTGTTAACCTTTTCTTTTGCTTTATTATATAATTCTATCATAGGTTCTCCCCAAGCGTCATTATCTTTAAACACATCTACTACAACTTTGTCTACCTCTAGGGCTGCTTTGCACCATACAAAACAATCTTCCCATCTTTCATTTTCTGCATACCACTTTGCAATATAGTAATATGGCTCACGCCTATCGGGAGCGGCTTGTAAGCAAAGAAGTAAATATTCTCCAGTTTTTTCGGGTATAATCTCTGAAAGAGTCTTATATACATGAGCAGTATCTTCTTTAGAAAAATCAGGAATATCTAAAACTTTTAAGAAATATTCCTCTGCTTCTTCAAACCTTTTTTCACTCATGTATGTTTGTGTAAGATATCTATAGTATTTTCCAATATCTGGATTCTCTGCCAATGCATCTTTAAGTAATTCTAAATATTGAGTTCTTGACTTTTCTGTATCTGGAATATGTGTTACCTCAATTCCTGCACAAAATTCATCAATCATTTCAGTTCTGTCTGTTACTAGGCACTCATGCATAAGGTACTTCCACATAAAACCATGTCTAGCATGAATTCTATCATTTATAAAATCTTTTTTATTTCTAAACACATAAGTAATCTGATTTCCAGTTGTTGCTTCCAGTGCTTCACGCCAACCTTCATCAATTACTTCGTCCATATCAAGAGATACACACATATCAATATCATCTGGGAGTAAGGCTAGGGCTACGTTTCTGGCAGTATCAAATCTCCAAGGCTTGATTGAGATATTGAATACATTGATACCAAGCGATTTGGCAATTTCCACGGTACGGTCAGTGGAGCCAGTATCCGCAATAAGGATATAGTCAGCGTCCTTTACTGAGTTGTACCAACGTTCAACGTGTTTTTCTTCATTAAGTGCAATTGTGTAAACTGCGATTTTCATACCCTGAAATCCTTTGTTAGATATCTATTATAGCATTACACGGATTCGTATGTGCCTGATAAATAAAAATAGTCTGCCACTAAAGCAGATGTAGGTGCATTGTGATTCATTACTACCTCATTTCCACTGCCAGCAGAATGCCATAAAGACATTGTAGTTGAAGATGCTGTGGCATGAGCAGATAGTTCATATTGGTTTCCATTAGAACTTTTCACATATAAAGCATTTCTAAAAACGTAATCTACTGCTGGAGCAAATGGCAGAGTAATAAAATATTGATTATTAGTTCCACCTCCAAAAGAGGTCATTGTGGTATAAAGAACTTTAATTCTAAAATTAACTATTTTTCCTTGTTTCATGTATGAACCAGTTGCTGGTGTTCCTGTAAAAGAAATAGATGATGTTCCCCCAGCACTTGAAAATGTTGGATTATAAGATGTTGGTGTAGGGTCAATGGCTGCTGCTCCAGTAGCACCAGTTAGACCAATAGGTCCAGGCATTGCTACTAGTTTAATAATTGTTGCCATTATAAATTAACTCTTTTCATAAAACTATTATACACTATATAGTCCCACCATCTATTTTTTCAATTGTTAAAGTATTTGTTAGTGGATAGTATACTAAACCATTTTCAAAAATAGTGGTAGATAGACTATTTCCTGCTCCTGCTGGTCCAGGCATACAAATAATTTTTATTGTTGGTATTTGCTGTTGATTAATAATCTTAATAATTACTTCATTTTCATTATCTGGAACTGTTTGACCCAAGATTGCTGGAGAAAGAAAACCAGACATTAAGCGTTTATACTCACATCAGCAAGGACTGTGATTTTACCAATAACAGGTGTCCAAACTTCAGAATTAATGGTTACTTGCAAATCAAATGATAGTTCTGTTACAATAGATGTTTGACCTGCTCCCCATGTTTTTGTTACTGCAGAAGGAGCAGTGATATCCACATATCCAGTACCAGCAGTTACTGTGAGTGTATCAAAGCCACCATTTTTAAGGTCATATGCTGAAGAAATAAATGTCCAAGCAGAAGTGTCATAATATGTGACACCATCTGTTTGATAGAATTCAACACGGATTCTGGCGGTATCGCCACGAACAACTTTCCACTGCACAAAAGCAGGGTCAGCACCAAAGTTATCGGGAATTAAGCAATCAGACATATAAACATTATACACTATAAATAAAGAACCAGTGCCTGAAGTGGGTATGAGAGAGAGTATCAGACACTGGCTCTATATGATAAATTATATCATTATTAGGGATTTCTGTTTTCTATTTGACAAATCACAAAAAGTGTGATACCCTCTTATCTATAGAGATAAGGGCTATATATTATATATTTATATATTAGTATATATTATAGTTTATATATATTATATT